TTTATCTTTTTGGATAGTTCTTTAATTCCTTTTTTTGTTAAACATAACTTAATCATTTTTTAGCTCCAAAATATGCTTCATTCATTTCTAAAGTATTTCTGTCTAAAATAATTTCACCATCTTTTGAAAATCCATCTCTATTTTTACCTATTGTAAAGTTTATTGTTTTTAGTTTTTTATCTTCTTCTTTTTTCCATATTAAAATTATCTTGTCGGCAGATTGCTCTATATCTCCACTATATTTAATGTTCGCAATGGTGGGTTTTAAGGACTTGTCCTTAAAACCTGTTTTATGCTCGCTTTCTCTGTTTAAGTGTGCCATACATACACAACAAACATTAGCATCAACACAAACGGAGTGTAGTTCCCTTATAAAATCCCCAATAGCATATGCCTTGCTTTCGGCTTTATTAAGTTTAATATCTGTAATCTGATCTATAATTATACAATCGGGTTTTTCAGTTCCTATTACCGACTTTATTTCATTAATTGTGGGGGCTGATTTTTCAAAAAACATTCCAGTAGTGTTTGATAGTTCGGAACATTTCTTAGTGTTTTCTGCTAAATCATCATCTAAAATCTTATTTCTTATTTTATAATTTGAAGTTTTTGCTCTTATGCTCAACAATCTACCAAATGCTTTTTTAGACTTCATTTCTGTAGGAAAATAAACAACTTTCTTACCATCAATTAAAAATTTATTAAAAATATTCATAGCAAACAAACTCTTTCCTGCTTCTGGTCTACCTGCCACCACTAACATTTGACCTTTTTCTAAGTCTAAATTATTATCAAAACTTGGAAAACCTATTTTAATTTTATTGTTTTCTGTACTTTCGTAATCTTCTATAAACTCACTAGCCACTTCTTTTATGGTTTTTAAATAGGTGCTTTTGTTTTCTATATTATTAACCTCAACTGCACAAATATTTATGTTTTCAAGTTCCTTGTCTTTACCTTCATCGGTTAGTTTGCCTTGAATTAATTTTAACAAAGACTTATTCTGCTCTCTTTGATAGTATTTTCTAACAACTATATCTGCATAACCAGATATTAAGGCAGAACTTGAAACTTTATCCATAAGATCAGTCATATATCCTTCGCCATCTATTTTAGTCAAAAGTCTTTTATCTTTCAAATGGCTACAAAATATAACCAAGTCTATATCTTTATCTTTAAAGGTACACAGCTCTTTGAATATAGCTTGATGTTTAGTGGTATAAAAGTGTTCGCATTTCAGCTTTTCTATTCCTTTTGATAGTGCATGCCTATCAAATAACATTGCACCTAATACAGCCATCTCTGCGTTATTATCAGTATATTCAATCATTTAAGCCCCTCCTTTTCTCTTTGTTCTCTAGCTATCTTCTCGTGTGGAGTTTCTTCTGTGTTTAGTTTTTCAACAATAGGGTTATTCTTTATGGCAAATAGTCCAGTATATCCATTTCCTATGGATTGCTGAACTATATCGTAAGGATTATGTCCTGTTTTTGCTACAACTTTTTTTAAAAATTTATACTGATATTCCCATTGCTTTATATCTGTTAGCTTGATCCTGTACTCTAGCCATTCAGTCATAGGTTTTTTAAAATTTTCTTCTAAAGAAGAAAGGTAGTTCATCTTCTCTTCTTTTCTTTTTATTTCTTTTCTTTTATTTTCTTTTATTTTCTTTTCTTTTAGTTTAACCCCAGTCTTATGGGGGGGGTTAAGGGTGGGCTTTTGTTCAGAGGATAAAAGAGTAGGATTTCCTCCTTTACTTCCCCATTTAGAAGCTAATTTTTTCTTTTCTTTGTAATCTATTATTCTATTTGCTATATAGTTGAAAGCATTATTAACACTGTTGTTGCTGGTAGGGTTAAGACTAGGGTTATCCCTATGCTTAAGTAGTTGTCTAATTAGTATCCCAACTTCTTCGTTTGAAAGGAAGTTTAGAATAAAGTCGTAATCGTAATAAAGGATAATACCTTTATCCACTATTGGTTTTTTGTTGCTCATTTTCTCTATCTCCGTAGATTGACTTTACTTCATCAGAAAAATCATAAAGACTTTTTCTAACTTTATTTTTAAGTGTCTGATTTCCAGAAACTTCCAAAAGAGTTAGTATTTCTTTAAGTGTATTGTTAAATTTAATTTGATATGATTTTTCTTTCTCTGTCATAAGTCCTCTTTCTCTATTTTGTTACAGCCAAAAGGCTACCCAACAAGTATATCAGATAGTCCGGTGTTCTGTCAACTATATTTTTAATCGTCGTGTTTGCTCATGTGATCAAGAGCTTTACCTACTGCTTTCCAGTATTTTTCTTGTTCTGATTTTGGTGCATTTGTGTCTAGTGTTATCATTTCTTCAGTTCCTCCTCTGCCTCTTTTTTTGTGGTGAAGGTGTGTGTTAGAAAAAGGTATGTTAAAAAAATACTTCCAACAGGAGATATCCACACATATCCCCTCCAAATTCTAATACTTTTTTTACCTTTTTTAAATGTCTTTTTAATCTGTCCAAGATAAGTATTAGACCACAAAGGCAATCCCTTATCAATATGCTCTTTAATCTGAGCTTCTGTCATATCGCTTAGTTTCATTTATTAAACCTCCAAGTTTCTTCCTGAAAACTATCACCACACTGGTCGCAACAATCATCGTCCATATCCCATTCGTCAGGTTCTATAGATTCTAATAGAGGCACAAAATTCAGGTTAGGTTCTCTTTTAATTTCTTTTACTATTATATCTATAATCTCGCAAAGCTCTTTATTAGACATACCATTAATACTTTTACCATCAACTTCTATAGCATTATTAGTACAACCACTAAATTTCTTTATAACTATTTCACTTAATCTAGCCATTAGTCCTCCTAATAGGTATTTCCACAACCACTACATTTTTTTATTGGTGCTGTGCTATTTTCATCAACACCATATTGTGTGCTTCCACAAAAAGGACAAACAACATTAATCATATAATCATCCTGTGTAATTATGTTTGGTACTAGCTTATTGCTTATCTCTTTTAATAGTTCTATTATTTTATCTAATTTATTTTTCTCTGCCATACTATTGCCTCCTACATTGTTATAATACATCTATGTTCCCAGTCTTTATATATTTCTGAAAACTCTATTTCTACTTCCAACATCATTTTAAGATTTTCCAATCTACCAAAAAAAACATCGTCATTCGTATAATCATTTTTAATAATTTTCCTAGCATTCTTCTTATCTGAAAGTGCTTTCTCAACATCTGATAATAATTCTTTCATAAAATCAATATCAATACTTACTTCTTCTGGGTGAAATGGAGTATCTTTATAATCTTCATCTCTATCACAAACAAACTCTAAGATACCACCGCATTGTGACCAAGCAAACTCACAAGTAATAGCCTCCAGCTCATCAAAACTTAACTTTTTTGTTTGCTTTTGGTTTTTCTCAAAACTTATATATAATCCCATCACTCTACCCTCCTTGCCTTCTATATTAATCTCTGTACTGCCTTTATATCCTCTTTTCAGATGTATCCACCCAGCAGGAAACCCAAAAGGAAAACCACACTTACCAGCTGATATTACATTTATACTAACGATACCACCATACTCTTTAAGTCTTCTTAACCTGCCCATACTAGACCATAACTTACCAAGTGGAACTAAATAAACGATATTATCGGCTATTTTATAGCTATGTGTTAGCACCTCATCGAATATGCTATATGGTGGGTTGGATATAATCCAATCTACACTACCTTGAACATCAAAGAAATCCTTACCTTTTTTTATTTCTGTCCAAAAGTTGCTTGTGTGTTTTGGGAAATTATTAAAAAATACACCATTCCCTAAAAACGGGTCTAATATTGATGTTGGTAATATAATATCACAACTATCTATAATTTGTTTTGCTATATGCTCTGGTGTCGCTACATCATCACAGGGATATTTGGTTTTACCTTTTACAAATGCCATTACTTCCCCTCCCCTTCTGTTTTAGGTAGGGGTGGTATGGGCATTTCTTTCCAAAATAACACCTTGCAATAGTCGTCAGTAAAATTATTCTTAGCACAACACTCTAAAAATGGGTCATCTTTGAAGAAATAGCTATCATCTGCTGTAAAATCTACAATTCTAGTATGATACTTATCTCTATAATGGTCGTGTATTCGTATTAAATATTCGCCATCTTTATCTGGTAAGGTATCCGTAGTATTCCACCCATTGTCTGTTGAGGGGGTTAGGTGTGGCTTAATTAATCTCAAAATGTTTTGTAGACATTTTTCTCTATATATACCAACATCGTGCAAATATCCCAGACAGCAATCTATTTCTTGTTTTAGTTTTTCTATCTTCTTCTCCTTAATAGTTTCGCAATATTTTTTTACATAACTTACAAGAATACTACAATCCATTTTTCTGAACTCTTTTTGTCCAGTTAGCCACCCACAAAATTGGGCTATTTCTTTTTCTCTGTCCATTTTATTTATCCTCCTTAATTAGTTCTGGGTTCTCTATGTGTTTTTTGAGTATATTCATAATTAATGATATAGTCGCCTTCTTTTGTAAAATAGTATATTCAGAAGGATATGGTATATGTTTAATTATTTCATTCTCCAGCTTATCCCAATCAATCTGTTGGTGTGGTATTGCCATTTTACTTCTTATACTATCCCATAATGGCTTATCTTTATGACCTGTATGGCTAAACGCAACCATGCTTATAAGTTCTTTTTCTTTTTGAGTATATACGACTTGCTTATTAGCTTGGTGCATTCCTGCTAGGATTTGTTGATTGTCTTGTTCGTCAGCATCTTTATCGCATTTATTATCAATACATATATCACAATCGCCTAGACAAGTATCATAATCATTTAATGCTCTTTCAACTTTCTTTATCTGCTCATCAGTAAAGGTTGGGTTTTGTGGGTTGGGTTTATAAGTATGTTTTAATTCCTTTACATCAACACTATCAAAAGTACTTCCTGCATTATTGCAAATAAAGGCAGTTCCATCTTCATAAATATTTACAATTACTAACTGGTCGCCTAGTCTATCCCTACCCTTCCAAGATACTATGTCGCCTTTATTCAATTGTTTAATCATATACTTTTCTCCTCTTGAAAAAGTTCTCTACATCACCGCCGTAGACAATCATCTCGCCTTTTTCGTTAAATCCGCCTGTTTGACCTACCATAAACTTATTGAACTCGTCATAACTTCGGTTATGCTTCTTGCATAAGTCTTTAACCTCATCATATGTGAAGTTTCTGTTAAATTCTTTACCTGTCATTATTCTGCTCCTGTTTAGCTTTGAATTCTCCGCACCAATCACCACGCCTTGTATTAGCATACAATGATGTATGGTCAGTTGTGTTTTTAGGCGGATACCTTTTACAACAAGGTTCATCATAATAATTCTTTCCCACCCATTTTACTGATTGTTTTGAAAAATATATACAATCATCACACCTTTTATCTTTTGACATCACTCCTCCTCGCTTGGTTTTATTAGTATTAAGTTAGTGATAATAATAACTATACCTGTTAGTGTAGCCACTTCAAAACCTAAAAAAATGTTTATTGCTCCTAAAAAAATACCAAATATTGCTGATATTAATATTGCTTTCCCCATCTCACTCACCTTCCTTTTTTAGTTTAAATTTTCTAAATATTCCATACTTGTTAGCAAGTTGTCTTATCCTTTCTTTTGAAACACCGACATCTCTGCCGACATTAGCATATGTTTTGTGTTTTTTTAACAACACCCTAAACTCATCTTTTCTTAAAACTGGAACACGGGGAGAGTTGTGTTTTACTCCTGCTTTTTCATACAATCTACGAATAAATGACTGGTTTGTTTTAAGTTTTTTAGCTTTTTGCTCAAGTGTTAATTTTTGCTCATTCATTTTATGTAGGCAATCAGTATTAATATCGTATACAATTCTTCTATATGCGATTATTTTCATTTCTCCCCCCTCATACCCTCTAGCTTTGTTAAGAGGGATTGTAGTATTGGAACACACTCACCTAGTTTCTTACCTCTTGTACTTGGTAAATCATCAATGTCTAGAAGTTCTTTAAAACATTGTACTTCGTCCTCTGTTATTGCTGGGAGGGTTGGTGAAACCAATTTTAATATTCTTTCAACCACCTGCTGAAATGCCACAACTTTTTGTATCTGTTCTAGCAGTCCTTTGTTTCTCTCAATCCAACCCACATACTTATTAATTTCTATACCTATTTTTCCTCTTGTTTTTTCTATATCAAAAGGTTTATCCTCGCCGTTATGGGATTTCCCATACCTCGCAGGGATTATGGTTTTGATGTTATTTGGATTTATATATACAGGTGTTTCAGTTAATGGTAAGTTAACACAAAAACCAAATATATCTGGCAAAGTACAATCAATTGGTTTTACACAAATAAATATATTTCCTTTTTTTGTTATTATCTTATCCCCTACTTTAATATCTTTCAATCCCCTTATTTCTGCTTCTGTTGGCATACTAAAACTCCTTATCGTTCAGTTTTTTTTCTTCTTTTAATATTATTCCATATATTTTTGATAAAAACTCCCATTGTTCTATTCCATAATCACCCTTGAAATAATATTTACAATTATCAAACTTCCAAAAGCCATTTTCATTAGGAAAAAAGGTCAATTCTATTCTTGCCTCTAATAATTTTGTTTTAACGACCATTTCTTTAATTGTTTTTTGTTCTGTTATTTTACTCATTCTATTGTCCTCCTATAAACTCGGATTAGTATGCCTTTTAAATTCGGGAGTATCCATATCTGTGTGTCCTTCGCCTTTGCATTCGGGACATAAATCTTTATATTCGCCTTTGCCAGTTTGAACGACCTCTATATCGTCGCTCCATTCTCCACAACCATCACATTTTTCTAATTCTTTACTCATTTTACCTCCAAAGTTTAGGGGTAGGGGCGAGAGGGTACAACGATCTCCCGCCCCGTTGGTTTAGGGGGGTATGGACTGAAACTATTTAGATTTGCTTTTGGCAACATCTTCTCTAATAAGGTCTGCTGTTCTTCCACCCATATTCGTACCTTTCAACTTACAGACTTTCTTAAATTCTGCTTGGTCTTTTAGTGAAAGGTACACATTTATTGACATTGTTTTCTTCATCTTCGTTTCCTCTTTAATTGTTTTATATATTTCAGCAAGACAAATAGCCATAAGCATATAAGTATTGCTATCAAAACAGAGTCTCCTAGTGTTTTTTGAACGCTCACATAGTCATAGACACCTATTTTATGTAAAAACTCTAAAAAGACACTATATAGCCATAAAAACACAGGGGTAAGGATATCTACTGCACCCACAATACAGCAAACGGCTATGCTCACATTCCTTATCCCAGAGCGTATTCGTTTGAACCGGTACGCCCTAACTCTTCTTTTTTCTCGTTCTTGTAATTCTTTGTAATTAAACTCGTTCATAATTACCTCTCTTGCATTGGAGTGTTGCAAAAAGGACATCTTCTCATACTATCAACCTTAGGGTCGCCTTGTAGAAGCATACTATCATAAAATTTAGCCCACTTCGGACAAGGACAAAAGGTTAATTTAGCCACCTGTTTTATCTTTTCTTTTTTTAGATATTTGTACTACTGCATTTACAGTTATACGAACATCAGAGACAGTTTCTAATCTGTCCACTTTTAGTGAAAGGAGCGGGTTTTTTCCTGCTGCTTCCTCTACTGCTTCTGTTATTTTTGATATTACATTTTCTGCTGATTTTCTTGCCATTTTTAGTTCTCCTTTTTTCTATTTTGGTCTCTGTATTTTATCTTCTGTATCAAACTTTTATTTCCCATTTTCTGATTTTCTTTTTCCGTGCATAGCACCAGATTTTCTAATATGTTTTTTCCACCTCTACAAACCGGGATAAGATGCTCTATTGTGGCTTCCTCTTCTTTCATTTCAACGCCACTATAAAAACAGGTAAGCCCATCTCTGCGTATGAGTTGTGCTTTAAGAATTTTGCCTACCACTTGTCTTTTAATGTTTGGCAACTTAAAGGGTTTTCCATTACTCCAAGAGTGAAATATCCTTGATGCAATTTTATCTGAAAAGGCATATTGTCCTTTTTGGTTTCTATATATCACACATATTATTCCATTTGCTATAAACCTTGCTATTTCCCATTGGTTTGTGGTTTCTGAAAGTTCACAACCACTTTTTACTAAATAATCTTTCAAACTTACTCTTGGTTTCATTATTTTTCCTTGCTTGTGGAGAGGTAGGGATTTGCACCCTACATGAAGATTTATTATTGCTATCATTATTAGCCGTCTTGGTTTTAGCGATTACTTCTCAATTTTGGCAATTTAGCGTCTATCTATTCCGCCACTCTCCTAAATTTAATTTACCAACTTGAACTATAAACAAAATACCAGCCGGGGTTTTCTTTAGCGAATTTAAGCTCTCTCTTTAGTGCGTTTTTGGTATACTCTAAATCTGTCCAGTACTCGTCATTTATTTCGTTATCCCCAAAAAAGAAACCTTCGGTTGGGGGCAATAACTCTGTTGCCAACCCTTTACTTTTTAGAACTTTGTTGATGGTGGCTAATAGTTTTTCTAAGATGCTTATATCAACCTCGTAAGTTCCGCAATCATCGTTTCCTTCTTGTATATTGTCAACAAACCATTTATGAATTTGGTTTGATTTTCTCCAATATATTGCATCGGCTTGAATTTCCTTAATACCAGAAACTCCGATTACTTTTTTAATATCTTTCCGCTGTTTGTTTTGTTTTTTGTTATACTTTGAAAGATATAGTTTTTTGTCTAAATACATATCTAGTCCCATAGTTTTGTACCTCTTCTATTTATTTCTATAACCTATAAAAGCCGTTGGCTTGTCGGGTTGTCTGTCTATCTGTGCGATTTTCTTCCAATGGCTTATAGGAATTTCTTTTTTTAGTTCGTGTTTCTTCATATTCCTACTTTGTAGGGTCTCTTCTAGCACGGTCATTTCGCTAGAATTTGGGCTTTTAGCCGTCTTGTGTGGCTTTGGTATGGTTGTCATTCTTTTATGACCTTACAATAGCTTTCTGCTGTTTTTGGGAATAACTTAACTTTACCTTGTGCCATCATATCCGCATTTTTAAATGCTTCTGTTATATTTTCCACTATGGTAATGAAAGTGCCTATTTTTTCTTTACCATCAAAAACAGAAAAGGTATGTTTTATCTTTACATCTTCTTTCCATTGTTTAAGTATTACGACCTGTTCGGGTTTTATGGGTGCTATTTCGCAATACTTATTTATTTTGTCTTTTGCTGTACCCTTTTCAAAGGTTAGTTCAATTGGACTTGGTAGTCCGCCGTGTGTTATTTCTATTACATTTGTTTTCATATTTATACCTCTATTCTTTTTTTATTTAGTCCCAGTCTAACTCAAAGGTTTCCCATTCGCCATTAATTAAGCCGTCAAGGTCTTCTTTTTCTAGTCCCACCCAATCTTTATCGTTGCCGTATTCTTTACACATTATTTGGAAGGTGTCGTCGTCTAGGTTTATTTTCTCTAACATCAATGTGATTGCTGTTTGTCTGTTTACTCTAACCCCAAAATTGCTCGCTCTTGATAAGCCCATTCCTTTATATTTGACTTCGTTTATTTTATACATTTCGGTGCTTGTAAAGGAGTTATCTACTACCTTTTCTTCGCATAATGCTTTTATTTCGCATATTAGTTTTATTTCGTTTATGTCTATCATTTTGTTTGTACCTCTCTAAATGTGTTGTTTTTTAAATACTTTTTAGCTTCGTTGAATTTGTAAAAGGTCTTGTTGGTCTTCTTTTGATAGGTTGCATCTGTTGTCAATATTTTTATTTGTGGGTGTTGGAAATCTACATCAAGCACCTTGTAAAAGGTTGTTATTGCTATTTTATAGAACCCAATTATTAGCACGATACACTTTTTATCAAAGGTTAGTGTTGTGTTTCTAGTTTTGAAACTAGATTTAAAAAGGTCTGCAATATGTAGCTGTTTGTTTATTTCTCTTTCCACCTTTTTAATAGTTTTGTTTTTTATTTGTTTATTTGTCATTTGAGTTGTACCTCTTTATTATTCGCTTTTTAGGTGTTTTTATTACCTACGATATTATAATACTTATTTCCCTAATCTGTCAAGTGTTTTATTCATTTATTTTAGTTTGTCGGGGATAAAATAGTTTAAAATAGTTGTTGTTGTTTGTTGTGGTTTTATTAAAAAAAGGTAAAAAGGTAAATAAATAAAAGGTGTATCATATTTGATAAGGTCGTATCATAGCGATTATATGTATTTGTTCGGGCTTGTTTTTATGTGCTATAATGTTTTTATGAGTACAGAAAATAAAGAAAAAGGTGTGCTTACAACACAACCCACAATGCCAACAAAGGCACAAGATAACACACAACAACCCAACAAACAAGAAGTTGAAAAAGGTTTAATCACAACATTAGATATCAGCCAAGAGACCGCACCATTTATAATTAACCCTAATTTTATGGCTACCCCTAAGGTTATGAAATTAGTTGATAAAAAGGTAATTGCTTCTATTAGTCAAGACTATGTTGACGGCTCTAAGTCTATCTTAACGATTATGAAGGATAACGACATTCCAGTTTATTGTTTTTATAAATTGAAGGAGATTAGTCCCGAGTTTGCCTCACTTGTTGATGGAATAACCGAGATACGAGCAAATGTTTTAATTGATAATATGAACGAATTGGTTAATTCTTTGAGAGAGGACGCTTTGAACCCGCAAGGTTTTGACCCTAAGCAGTTGCACGCTAAGACAAACGCCGTAAATGTTCTATGTCATTGTATGAAGATGCTTGCAGGCATATTTAATAAACAGTATGCAGAGAAAAAGGCAGGGAGCGTACACATACACGATGTCAAGGCAGTTAATTTTATTGATATGTTGAAAGAACCCAAGAAAAGAGAGGTTATTGAAGCCCCAGCAGTAGACACGCATCAACGAGATTGATTATAGGTATGCTATGGTATGGGTAGAGTGATTATGAGGGCTTAAAAGAGCAGTATTTGGTGCTTTATGAGTGTTATTTGGTTATATTGTGTGTTTATCTAATGTAAATTTAAGGTGTTTTCAAGGTCTTTGTGTTTTTGTGGCTCAGAGGATAAAAGGCAACATCTCCCACCGCTGGGATAACTTTTTGAAAAGGATTAGTTTTTATGTTAAAAATAAGGATAAATGCAGATAAATCGGTTGTTCTCTATTATGAGAAGAAGAAACGAAAGGGACAACATATTGCTAGCAAGTATCCACCAAATCATTTAGTGTCTGATATGCTATTAAATGGCAGTCGTCATATTTGTGAAAGAGGTTATGAGTACATAGAGCATAAAGGTTTTAAGTGTTATACTCATAGATTGGTTGTGCTTAATAACGATATTGTGATACCTAAAGGACACAGCGTACACCATATAGACCATAACAAGCTAAACAATAGCATTGATAACCTTGAGGTGTTGAGTTGGCAAGAGCATATGAAGCGGCATCATAAAAAGAGATAAGCCCTAAAATACTCATTGTTTTACGGGCATTACAGAGCAGAGCAGATACATTGCACACTATGAGTGTTTAAAAAAACCAAAGGGATAAGAATTCTTTTCTGTATCAAGGGGTGGGGAGGGCTACTCACAGCACCGCGACACCACACACTACTCCCTCACAGAATTTCTCACAAAAATGAGGATTAAAAAAAGTGGAGAAGGAAGATGGGAACGATCATAGGGATATACATTAGTGCTATAATTTTTGCTATAATTTTCGGTATTTTAGAAAAGTGAGGTCTATGCCTCAAAATAAATTTTGGAGTTCTATATGAACGAGCAGGAAAGGCAGCATTTTGACAGGTTAAAAAACGATTTCGAGTATTTTGCTTTAAATTGTTTAAAGATAAAGAGTAAGGATAAGGGTTTGATCCCGTTCGATATGAACAAGGGTCAGCGATATGTTCACAAATGTATAGAGGATCATAAGCGAAAAAATTTCGGGAATGTGCGGGTTTCTATATTGAAGGCGCGGCAATTCGGGATTTCTACATATATAGCTGCACGGATGTATCATAAGGTCTTTTTTCAGCCGGGAAAAAACTACTATTTAATTTGCGAAAAGGATGATAGTACGGCAAATTTGTTCGGAATGGTGAAGCGGTATGACGAAAATATACCGTCTTGGATGCCACGGCCCGGGATCACAAAGAGCAACGAAAGTGAACTTGTTTTCGATACAGATAGTTGGATCCGGACTGGTAGCGCAAAATCGTCTACTATCGCGCGTGGTGGCACAAATAATTATCTTCAAACCTCAGAAATGGCGTTTTTCGAGCCAAATAACGAAATCGAGATAAAAACGGGTCTCTTCCAGACAGTTCCAGCCGAAAATAGCGAAATGATATTCGAAAGTACCGCAAATGGTCGGTCCGGTATCTTTTACGACTATGTTCAAAAAGGATTTAGCAACGATGAAGACGATAAAGAATGGCACACTATTTTCTTGCCTTGGTTCTGGCATGACGACTATCGAGCATCAAACTTCGACGATTTTGATATTACAGAAGAAGAAGAAGGGCTTGTAAAGCTCTATAAACTCGATAAAGGCCAACTTTTATGGCGTCGCCGAAAAATTAGTGAACTTCAAGGTAATGTTGAGCTTTTTAAACAAGAATATCCTTCAAATTCGGATGAAGCATTCTTAAATATCGAAGGAAGTCTACTAAATGCAAATTTAGTGCATAGAAGTGTCGGAAAACATCTGTTGCCAGGTACCAATGTAAAAGTCGGAGCGCTCGATCCAAGTGGCGGCGGGAAAGATAGAGATGTCATCGTTTTAAGAAATGGAAGGATTATTTTTAAAGTTATAGAAATTCCAAAAATATTACGCGATATGGAAAAATGTGGTATCGTTAGCAATTTAATAAAAAAACACGGTTTAGACAGATTTTATATCGATTATGCGTACGGCGCAGCACTAGCAGACCGGTTACGAGAAATGGGCTTAGGCCATGTAGTTCGAGCAGTACAGTTCGGGATGAGCGCTGACGATCCGCTTATGTATATGAACAAAAGAGCAGAAATGTACGGTCGTTTTAAAGCTTGGTTCGAACAAGAAGGCGGGGTCTCTATCCCAAATAATAAAGAGTTTGTTCGTGAAGTCTGTGTGCTTCCAGCTATGGAAGTCGTGCAGAGCAGCGGTAAACTGAAAATGATCCCAAAAGAAAAAATAAAATTAATGAATAATGGTAAATCTACCGACTATACAGACAGCGGGGTATTGACTTTTGCCGAAGATGGTGGTATCCTTTCTAGTATAAGTTCGTACGAAGATGAAGACGGACCTATGAAAATTAAAGATAAGAGTACAAGAATATGGGCATAATTTATAAAGATACACTCGAAGGTTTAAAAAAAGAGTTCAAAGATCTATTGCATAGATATAACTCTGATCTCGGTGGTATCGACATAGAAGCCGCATATAACCATGTAATTGCAATGCAAAATTCTGAACTCTACCATCTGTTTATCGCCGTAAAAGATAATAAAATAATAGGAATATTTACTTTTTTTATAGTATACGATCCATTTACAAGTAAAATAAAAGGTGTAGAAGAACATTGGTATGTAGATAAAGAAAATAGAGGTTGCGGATTAGGACTTTATGAAAGATTTGTTAAAAGGTGTAAAGAAAATGAAGTGCAAGAACTCGAAATGCACAGCAAAGACGAACAACTCGACGGATTTTATAAAGTGGAAAAATTTAACCAAGTAGGAAAACAGTTTTCGAAGGAGATCTAAAATGCCATTAGCACTACCAATTTTAGCAATAAGCGGTGTAATAAGCGCCGGAGTAGGGGTCGCACAAGCAGTCTCTGCAAGAAAAAAACGAAAAGATGCACAAGGTAAATACGATAGACAAGTAAAAGAAAGTCAAGATGCACTTTTAGCACAAGAAGATTTAAGAAAAAAACGAAAGGCATTCTCAGAAAGTCTTTTCGGTACATCGGGCGGAGCAGCTGGTCAAGAAGTACAAAATATTTTTGCTAATTAAGGAACCACAAAATGAAATTAAATCCAAATGTTAAAAATTATAAAGATAACTTGAAAAGTATAAGAGCGCAATGGTTCGGCTCTTGGGGTAAAATAAGACAATTTGTTAAGGTCGGGGTTCGTGCAGATGAGGCCTTTAACTATACAGGCGGTGAACGACAAGACATAGATGTCGTCGATAATACCGTTAGTTTGGCTACAAGCCAAGCAGCAGATAGCTTTCATGGCATTATATGGGGTACGGGCCAAAATGCGATAACACTAAAACCAATCCACAATTTAAAAAGAACAAAAGAAATAACAGATTTCTTTACAGAACTTACCTACGAAACTCTATTCCAAATGAACCACGAAGATACAAATTTATCAACATTCTTGAAAACAGCAGGTCATTCTAACCAAACTTATGGTAACGGTGGTAATGGTGTTTTTAAGAACCCAGATTATGGTAATCCCGATACGAATTTATGTGAATGTAAATCTTATGGTGTGGAAAGTTGTTATGTCGGTGAAGGTAAAAATGGAAAAGTTAATACACTAGGTATGCAGTATAGATGGACACTTCAAGAAGTAGTTGCTACATTCGGAAGAGAAGGTCTTCCAGAAGCTTGGCAGAAAATGATCCAAGAAAATAAACTTGCCGAAAAAGTTAAATTAGAAAATCTTATCCTACCATCAAAAATTTATGGAACCTTTGTGCCAGATGCAAAAGAAGGTATCGGCTCTGCAAAATATGTAGGTGTATGGTTCGATATGGACAAAGAAGAAGTCTTCCATACAGACTATTATAAAAAACATTTCCCAATCCCGTTTTTAAGAATAAATAAACAAGCAGGTGATATGTACGGTAGATCAGCAACTTTCGATATGCTCTCTACTATCCTGCAACTTAACTATGCTAAAGAACAAATGATGAACGCAATAGATAAAAGTTTAAGCCCAGCTATGGCAGTATATCAAGGCGTTTTGAATAATGGTAATATTTTAGATGTAAGCGCCAAGGCAATAAATGTTTTGAACTCTATTACCGGTATAGAAAATCCTATACCCCAAAGAATAACCGATGTACAGGATATTAGCGGAATAGTTCAGATTTTGATCCCAGAACTTAAAGGCGAAATTATGAGGGCCTATAAACTCGATGCGCTTTTAGATCTTACAAGCCAAACAGAAAAAACCGCAACAGAAATAAATAGAGCTTATATGATAAGAGCAAATAGTATCATGGGCCAAAGTACACAAATGAAAAATGATCTATATACTCCAACAACAGATCTTTTTGTCTGGCATATTATGCAGGCAGAACTTATTCAAAATGTACCACAAGAAATTCAAGAACTAATTAAAAAAAATAGACCTTGGTATACAGTCCAATATAATAACGAAATAACAAGAATAGAAAATGCAGAAAGACTTAATACTGTCATGTCGTTGGACCAATATATAGGTGGACTAGCACAGTTAAAACCAGAAGCAGTAGAAGCAAAAGATGTTAAAAAATCTATAAACTATGTTAATAAGATTTTGAACCCACAAGAGAATTTAGTTGTCGACGATAATACTTATGAAGATGCAGTAGACCAGTTAAAGAAAAATCAAGCTATCGCACAAGGTACAGAACTTGCTAATGTAGAAAGTGATACGGATAAAAATAAAGCACAAGGAAAGGTAAACGATGCTAAAGCCAGAAACCAAGGTTAATGAAAAAAAAAAGAACATTGCAGAGTTAAGAGACTTGTTTAAGAAAAAATTTGTAGCGCTTCAAGACCATGCAGCATTTGTGGATTTTCTTAAATTACTATACTTAAATACTCACATGGCAGAAACAGATAGAGAACAAGACTTGACTAGTAATGATATAATAGAGAGAGACGCTTTACGCGGTTTGTATATAAACATGATAAGACCGTTGATGAGCAACAGCTTGTTAATACAAGTTGAAAGACCAAAAGAAAAAGAAGAGGAATAAAAGATGACGGAAAATAACGAAGATCAAAATTTGGAAGATGGTGGACAACCAACACCAACTCCTCCAACTCCTCCTACTCCACCAGAAGATGGTTTTGAAGTTCCAGAAACATACCAAGGTGAAGAATGGGCAAAGAATATAAAAAGTACCGAAGACTTGTGGGAGCAGACACACAATGCACAACAAGCAATAGGTAAAAAAGAAATAAACAAAATACCAGGCGAAGATGCAAGTGATGAAGAAGTTACAGAATTTCATTCTAAACTTAAACCAGCTGAGTATTCAATAGACGATGAAGATAAGAAAGTTTTCGATACCGAAGAAAGACAGAAAGGTCTTACCGATACAGCAGATAAACTTAACTTATCAAAACATCAGTTTAAACAATTTAAAGAACTAGCAAAAGCTGAAGCTGCTAAAAATACACCAGAGGCATTTGAAAAAGCCGCTAACGAATTTTTTGGTGGAAAAGATAAAGCAGATGAAGCTCTTGGTAAAGCACAAGAACATATCGAAAAACATGGCGATAAAGAATATTGGGAAGCCCTTAAAACCCAACCAAAAGAAACTGTTTTTAAAATGGTTAAATGGATTAACAATATTGCCAAAATTTACGGTATAGATCCTTTATCTAAAGCCAATGTAGACCAAACTAAAACAAATGGTAATGTTGAAGCAAAGGATACTTTCGTTCAAGCAGACTACAATAAACTTGTACAAGACTATATGGGCGAAAAAGATATGGCTAAAAAAGCCGAAAAAGAAGTTACAATGAAAGCTTACTTAAAAAGACAAAGAGGAGAAGCAAACTAATGAATTATATACAACTAAAAGTAACAGGAAAATATATCGCGCCAGATGGCGAGAAAAAACAGTTCAAAACTTTTGAATGTGATGTAGAAATTCCGAACATAAGAGAAGAATACTGGCCCGGAGTAGTAACACATAGATATTTAGAGCATGCTCTTAAACTAGACAATCCACCAGAATTTTTCTCAAGAGTGAAAATCGGAGAGTCTAAAGTTTTAGATAAAAAAGTTGAGATTAAGGGCAAAGATGTTTTACATATGTCCGAAGATCAAATCCAAGATCTCGCTGCTATATTTGATATAAAACAAATACCGTTAAGAGACAAAATGGATATAGACAATTTAAGATCAGCAGCCGCAAAACTTTATCTTAAAAAAGTTCAAGGTATTCATGTAGATAAAGTGAACGATTTTTGGATATTTGATGAAAAAACAGGCGGACGAGTTTTCTCATGGGGTAACCAAAAGGTTATCGTTGATGAAGAAGGTTTCAATGTAGAAGCTAAAGGAAACTCTAAAAGTTTCGCTAGTATGCTAAAAGAAAGTCAAATCAGAAGAGGTGTTGTTATCGATGAAGCTGGTTTGAAAGTAGAAGAAGTTGGGCATATAGCACGAAAAGAATTTGAAGAAAAAGAAGAAAATGCAGAAATTGCAGAGAATATAGAAAAACAATCTGAAGAAGCCGCAGGTAGCTCTAATTAAGGGTCTGCGCAAATAGTTGTAGTCAACTTGTTTAGCCAACAGAAAAGGTAGATATGTCCTCGTATAATAAAGAGATAAGGGTAGCAATGTCGTAAACAAGAACAAATTAACAAGGAGATATTACTATGGCTAATTCACCTAGTATTAATGATGGCTTGAAGCAGGATTTTAAAGCTAACTTCATGGCAACGCCGCAACAACGAACCTCAGAGTTCGAAAGAACACCGGCTGTTATGTTGGAAACCTTCAACGCCAAAATATTCAACAAAGCAAAAACATTGTCGGTAGAAGTACAAGAAGTTAATGAAAGAAACGCCGATGTCGAATGGAAAGAAGCAGTCTATGAAAACAGAAAATATTCTGTATCAAGATTTGTGGTTGCCCTCATTATAGATAAAAAAGATGTAAGAGAAATGGTAGCTAATCCAGACGGCGCATTAATGCAAATGACAAACGCAGCTTTTCAAAGAAACAAAGATAGAGTTGTAGCAAAAGCAGCATTAGCAGATGTATTAATAGGTGCTTCAGACGAAGTATCTAATACCGTAACCGCAGCAAACGATGGTGTTATCACCGTTGATGCTTCCGCAGGTATGTCCTACGACATAATGAGAGGAATTTGGAGAGAGTTTATAAACAACTCTGTTAAAATCGATCCATTGTTCGGGTCTAACCTAACATTCGCTGGTACAGGTCAAGAAAACTATCAGTTAATGGGCGAAGATAAATTTATCAACAACGACTATACTATAAATAGAATGGTTGATAAAGGCGGTACTATCGATAACACAAACGGGATGGCAATTATAACACTCCCGGGTAACAGAACCGGAAGTTCTGTTGAGGTTCCCTTCCCAATTTTGGAAGAAGGAGCAACATTAAGAAAATGTTTGGCACTCGCAAACGGAGCTATATCTTTATGTGAAAGAATTTTTGATGTAAGATGGTACGATGATCTTCAACTTAAAGTAGCAAGTTCCGGATTAAAGGTCGTATGCGAAATCGGGGCAGTTAGAAATGACGGTCGATTAGTTCAACAAGTGAACACAACTATATAGGAGATTACTATCATGGCTGAATTTATAGGACAAGGCGCAACCGAAAGAACAAAGAACTCCTTTTACACAAAAGGTCTTATGGGCAGACATCTTATCGACGAAGTAATATTGACCACAGCAGGTACTACTGATGACGATACAGTTGTTTTAGCCAGCGGAGTATCCGCAAGAGATACACTAGGAAAGATAAATATCCTAGCAGATACTTTAACCGATATGGTAATAGATATCGGGATAAGAGCAACAGAAGTAACAGCATTTGCTGCTGTTGGTGCTGCTTATGATGATCCAAATGCTCTTGCAGATGGTGTCGCAGTTACTGCTCTTGATGGAAGCAACATCTTAGGATCCGGTATAGCCAGTTTTGCTAAATACAAAACTTTAGGCGAACATTTGGGTTTAGATGCTAGTTTCCAAGCATACGGTGCATTAGAAATATATGCAACTATGACAACCAAACCTACGGCAGATGGTTCATGGGAACATGATCTATTTTTTGTAAGTTCTGGTACTGGCTCAGAATAATCTAGCGTGTGGGGTTGGCTTAGGTTGGCCCCACACATAAAGAGGTACCAAATGGCAACATCAAGCGTAGATATTTGTAATTTGGCGCTAGATAAAATTAACTCTACAAGAATTACCAGTTTAGATAATCCCAAAACAGTAGAAGAGAAAATTTGTGCGCTACATTATGATCAAACAAGAAGAGAAGCTCTTGCAGATGCAATACCAATAGAAGCAAGGAAAAGGGTGTTTTTACCAAAGAATACCGATGCTCCTATTTTTGGGTTCGGGTTCGCTTATACACTACCAACCGATATTTTAATTCCAATCGGAGTAAACGATATAGTTTTGAATGCAGATTATTCCTACACAGTAGAGGGTGATCTATTTATGTGTGATGACGATTTTGATACGGGTCTTCCACTACGATATATAGTAGATGAAGAAAATGTAACTAAATTGTCTAGGAACGCAAATTTTATAAAATTTTGGTATACAAAATTTGCAGAAGTTATAGCAAATCCAATAAAAGGGATAGACCAAGAAACCGAGAATAGATTGAAGAAAGATGTTCAATTAGCGCTGTTAGCATGTAATACGACAATAGGAAGATCTGATAAACCAGTTCTTGTAGATCGTTCTATATGGCAACAAAGATATAGTGGGAATAATCCACAACGAACTAAAAAGTAGGCATTAAAATGCAGAAGCATAACGATCTAGTTAATAATTTCTCTGGTGGACAAGTAGACGAAAGAGTAAGAGACAAATTTAACACCGGAATATTAAGAAAATCTGTCAGTATTATGAGCAATTTTATAACAAATGTTATGGGAAATGCTAAATATATGCCGGGCTTTAGGTATCTTGCTGGAACTGCAAATAATTCGAAGGCCTATTTTATAGAATTTAGTTTTAATAAAGAACAATCCTATATGATCGAAGCGACACCGCTTGTTTTTAGATTTGTAACATACGATGCGTTGGGACAAATAGGATATATACCAGGTCCATACGAGGTTGTAACACCTTATACCGCAGACGATTTACCACTATTAAAATATGTAAGGGATAAAGATACTATGTATATAGTATGTCCCGGTAAAATACCAAAAAAATTGGTACGGACCTCTGCAACTACTTTTACACTATCAGATGTCGTTTTAGAACCAACAGGAGATTTAGAGTTTGTTGCGGGAGCAAATTTTATAGGTTATCCAGCTGCTATTGCCTTTTTTGAAGGAAGACTGTTTTATAGCGGTTTCGATGACGAGCCAACGCGTGTTTGGGGTAGTAAAGCAGGTCTATATGACGATTTTACAGAAGGAACTAATCCAGACGATGCACTTCAATATAATTCTGGTGAAATATCCGATAGTGTGCAATGGCTTTTTGCAGGAAATAATTCTTTAACACCGGGTACACAGGGCGGTCTTACAGCAATAAATGGGTACAATAGAGAAAGTTTAGCGCCAGATGTGCTGCCTTATATTCGAAAAGTTAATAGTTATGGTGCGGACCAGTCTAGCCCTATCAAAAAAGATGAACTTATGCTTTTTATCGAAAATACACGAAGAAGAATAAGAAGTTTTTCTTACGATGCTATAACAGAAAATTGGGCTACACCAGATATAAATATCTTATCTTTAGAAACCACACAAAGCGGTATTTCACAACTAACTTATAAGATAGACCAAGATAACCTTATTTATGCTATTAGAGACGATGGTAAACTTGTATGGGGTTTATATGACCCTTCACAAAATGCGGTAGGATTTGGAACTCGAGATACAGAAGGCGATTTCCAAAGTGTAGGAAGTTTCTTCGCACCAGATGGTACAAAGACACTTATAGTGTGTGTTTTAAGAGATGGCGATTATTTTGTAGAGTATTTAGCAGATGAAATTGTCTTTACGAAAAGAGATAGTATTTTTACTGACGATAAAGAAGCAGATGATACTTCTTTTTATAGAATGATAGGCGAAGATTTAGCGCAATGTGTCTATTTAGATAGTTCGAAATTTTACGATAATTTACAAGAGATAGATATCACATATAGTCCAGGAGCGGGTACAATCACCGCAGCATCACCAGTTTTTAGTTCAGATAGTGTTGGACATAGGATTGTTTATAAAACTAAAACTGGAGTTGAATTTGGCGTTTTTAAGATAACCGCTTATACTTCTACTACGGTAGTGGATGTTGAGTTGTTATCAGAAAGTGTTTCCAGCAATACATACGACCAATGGTATTTGACTACAAATACTTTTACCGGTCTTTCCCATTTAGAAGGTAAAGAGGTGTCTATTGTTGGAAATGGTGGTTATATTGGTGAAGAAACTGTGTCTAGCGGAGAAGTTACGGTTAATGCGGAACTTAATACAGCATGTATAGGATACAAATATCTCGGTGTTATAAAAAGTTTGAATTTGGTTTTACAGGAAAGTATCGAAACTTTTGTTAATAACAAAAATATAATTTCTGCGACAATAGATTTTTTAAATTCTGCTGGTGGAGAATATGGTTCTAGCCAGTACGATCTAAACGAAATACAAAAATTTAATCCACAAGGTTTATTTGATAGTCCTCCGTTACCAATGAACTCTAATGAAAAATTGGTGTTCAAAGATGGGTACAGAAACAAGAAACATTATTATATAGTGCAACCGCTTCCATTACCCATGACAATTTTAGCGGTGACTATGAAAGTAAATTATAATACAAATAGGAATACTTAATATGGCAAACGATTTAAGAAATATTTTGATAGGAACAGGTGTAATAGGCGTAGGTATTGGCTCTGGACTAACCTCTTTTGCACAAAGCCAACTTAGTTCTGCGACTACTTTTAAGCGCGGTGCTATTGCTGTTAAACAAAGAGCAAAAACTATCACATCTATGATGGGCCGACAAACACTTCAGTTTTTGAAAGCTGGTCTAGATTTAGAAGGTGGTTTGCCTCAAGTAATTTTAAAAGACACTTATAATGTGGGAATTGAGGACATTGCTAATATTCAAGAAAATGTAAGTACATCTGTAAGAAATCAAAAATCTTTCGGTACGATGTCGTTTATAAATGCACTTTTTGGATCAACGGCATCAGCAGCACTTTATTTACAACAAGAAAAACTTAGTAAAGGATTTTTCTCGCCTGCTGATCCGATAACTTGGCAACAACCAACATCAGCAAGCTCAGCAATAGGAAGTTTTGGAGTATAACAATGGTAAGAATAGCAAAAGCACGAAGACAACATTTAGGGGTAACTGAAGAACAGATACCAGAATTAAAAGTACCAGTAAATCAATTATTGACTCTTGATAGGGTAGTGCGTCAAAGAGTTGGAAATGATGTTTTGGGTTATGCTGAAAAGGTTAATGAGAATACAGAGAAATATACTGCTGATAATATAACTACTCCAGATGATCAAGCCGGTTTTGATAAATGGGTTGAAGCAAATGAAAAAGCATTAACTGCTATACAGGATAAGGTTCCTAGTAGCCAGAAACAATTTTTTAAAGATGAAGTAGATAAGATAAATAAAAAACATACCGAAGGTTTGAATAGGTGGAGATTAATACAATCTATTAAAAATAACCAAGTACTCACAGAAAAATTAGTAGAAAAAGGTTATGAAAGAGCTGCTACTTTTGGGAAGGAACAAATTCCTTTAGAAACTTTAGATATAGAAACACAAAGAGCGGTTATCAAGAAACAAGAGCTACCACCAGAAATAGAAGCACAATATATGGAAGGTTTTGAACAGGATATGGTTGTAAATTATCTTGGTGGTTTGATAGAAACAAATCCAACAGAAGCGTTAAGATATCTGAAAGACGAAAAGGTTAAGGAAACTGTCGGCAACAAATTTGAAAGCGAGTTAACCAGCAAAGCTAAAAGACGAATAAATTATATGACAAGCGCCCAAAATTTAGATAACCTTTCTGGTGTAATGTTAGAGTTCGATTTGACCGCACAACAATATAAAAATCAGGGGGCAAGTGTGGTTCAAATTAATCAGTATGTTGAAGATAACAATTTGTCTGAAGGTGATAAAACATTCTTGCTAGACAAAGCCGGGTATAGTACCGGTGGTCGAAGTGGAAGTAGATTTAGTCTAGAACAAAAACAACAAGCAAAAAGTGGTCTTATTAATAAGTCAGCTAAACTTGCTACTGGCAAAGATACTACTCTTGAAATGTATGAAGAGTTAAGAAAAGAAGCTGTTAAAATGGCAAATGAAGGAAGAATTACAGAAGAAACTTATAATAATATAAATGAACTTTGGATTTATCCTTATGCTAGTTTAGCGAAATCTACCATGAACGAATATATTAATAATGGAAAATATACACAACAAGGGATAGAAGTTTTTACAAAAATAGAGAACGATTTGAAAAGTGTTTATGGTAATATAAATAAATTAACTAAACAACAAAAAAAGGACTATCAACTTGCTTATGCTACACAGATAGAAGCAGTTGTTAGGGAGATGGACAACTATGTGAAACAATCTCCTCCAGAAGATACAACTACTCCTTCTACTATTGGTGAAAAACCAGCTTCATTTTGGACAAGTTTATTTAGAAGTCCTAGATTTATGGAAGTTCAAACTAAAGCATACGACAAAGTTATAAAAAATAATGCTGAAGGTATGGGTATAAAAACAGAAGGTAAAAGTACAAACGATATAAAAGATGAAACAAATTTAAAAATAAAAGAAAATGACAGAAAAGAAACACAGGAATTAGTAGATAATTCTTATAAACCGGTAGTAGTTAATACCGAAAATACAGAAGATTATGTTGGGAGTTTTTTCTAAATGAAATGGCAAGAAGTAGCAACTAATGAGCAATATGTAAATGCTCCAATACCTAAAAAACAAGAGATTAGAAATGATTTTCTTAATAGGTTTGTTTTGCCAAAAGTTCCAGCACAAAAAAAAGAAGAAGTATCTGGTGTTTTTTTGAAAAAGGCACAAGATTTTGATGTTACGCATTTTAAAAAACAGCGAAAAGATGATGTGTTTTTTCCTACTAAAATGTCTGCTCTTCCAAAATCTCGTACCGAAGAAGAAGCTAAACTTGCAGTCGCTTCTGCAAGGGGAGTGTATCAACTAGAAGGAATTAATGGAATTGCTTTAAATAGAATAAAGAGTATGGAAGAAGTTGATACTATAAATAAAAATAATCCGATATGGCAAGAACAAAAAGCTAAATTGATACAAGATATGGAAACCACAAGAGGACAAGCTATAACAATGTTTGGACAGGATAGAGTTGACGAGTGGAATAAAAAGGGTTCTATATCTTGGACTGATATGAATGAGCGATTAACAGCTATGGACTATATGCCATATTTATCTTCTGGAAAACAAATCACACAACTTGCTAAATTAAACAATATAAAAAACAAAAAAGTTAAAGGTGAACTTTTAACAAAAGGTGAAGAAGAATATTTTACAGGTTTTCTTGAAAACTATTTTGAAATGCAAGTTAGAGGTGTTAGTTTTAAAGGACAATTTGCTCAAGCATTACCAGAAATGACTTCTTTTATAGGTGAGTTTATAGGAGCAACTTATACTGGTGGTGCCGCAGGTGGTACATTAGCAGCAAAAGCCGCTACAAAAGCTGGTATAAAAGGATTTGCTAAAAAAGCGATAGTAGAAGCAGGAAAAATAACTGGTACTACACTAGCAATGCCACAAAGAGTAGCAGAAGGATATTTAGAACGAAGACTGCATGATGGATTGTCTATTACAGATAAAGGAGATGTTATCCTTTCTGAAAGCAAAGAAAAACCAGGTATGTCTTTAGCAAAGTCATTATTAGATATGGGAATAGAAGTTGCAAGTGAAAGATCTGGACTTCTTTTAGGAAGGGGTGCTGGAGCAATTTTTAAAAAAGTTAAACCAAAAGGATTTAATGTTAGGTTTTTAAGTGGCTTTAAGAAAATGTTGCCAAAAAACCAAAAATTGGCTGATGTTTTTGCTAATAAAGGTATCTATAATGGTGTTTTGACAGAGTTTGGAGAAGAAAGGGTTGGCGAGTTAATGCGAGTTGCTACTGGGCTTAACGAAGAAGATAAACCAACATTTGATAAATATATGAATGCTATTTTTCCAAACAAAGAACAAGCATTATTAGAGTTAGGTTTATTTACTATTATGGGCGCTGGCTCTTTATCAACCCAAATAGTAGCAAATAAATTTATAGATCAAGGAAAATCACCAGAAGAAACCCAACAAATATTACAAAATCTTTCTGAAACTGAAAAAGAAACAATGGCTAAAAATATTTATCAAGAGCTTAATGGTGGACGACCTATTGATTTATCGTTTTTAGATGTTTTAGCAGAAGAAGGTGAAGTAGCAGAAGAACAGGCAATTCCAAAAGATGTAGAAGAAGTTTTACAAAAACCAATCGCTAGAGAAGTTGCTTTAAAGGAAATAGTACCCCGATTACAAGAAGGTGAAACTGTAAGAATAACACCAGAAAGGGTTCAAGAAATGAAGGATACACTTAAAATTGCAGATAAAAGAATACCTGCTGAACCAAGAAAAAATCTTTTAAGTACTCTTCGTAGAATAGGAATAAGAAAAGGAAGCACAGGTCAGATTGATGCAGAAGTATTTAAAGATGCTCGTGTGTTTAATAAAAAAGAAGGTATAAGTGCTGACGAAATGGCTCTATTTTTAATGGACGAAGGATATATGCCAAGATTACCTATGGAAACCTATGAAGATACTGTAAGGGCAGAAGAAATGGCAAATGAAATAGTGGATAGAGCGTTAGCTGGTGAAAAGATATATTCTGAACTAGATCAACAAAAAGTTGAAGAAATAAGAAGAGTTGAAGAAGATATTACAAAAGCAGAAGAACTTATTGTAGATAGAAAAAAAATTGAAACAATTTTACCGAAACTTTCAAAATTAAGAAGACAGGGTTATGAAGCTATTGATATTTATATTAAAAATGGGGAAATAGTTGCAGAAGGAATAACTGATACTGGTGTGGGAGAGATCGCTAAAACAACAGATATTGGTTCTATTTTGGATGGAATAACAAAAGACAAGGTTAGCTATGCAAAAGCAGGAATTGGTCTTAAAAGTGCGTTAAGTGCTTTTGAAGAGGGTGTTAAACAAGGAAAAAAGATAACTAAAGCCGAAATAAAAAAGGTTCAATCGGCTTTGGTAGATTTTATTAAGAAATCAGATATTTCTCAAGTAGAGCGTGGAGCATTTTTAACAACGGTTAAAAATATTCAGACTGTTGAACAATTAGAAAAAGCAATTCCAAAAATAGAAGAAAAAATAGATAAAATTTTAGAGAAGACAGAACAGAAAGAATTAATTAAAAAAATAAAAAAAGAGCTACATATTAAATTATCAAAAGTTGTAAATGGTGTCAAAAAAGGTTTATATGATTATGATACGAATGTTTTGTTAGGAAATGCACAGGATATTTTAAAACTTAATCAAGAAAAATCCTCCGAAATATTAAGTAAAAGAACGCAACAATTTTCAGAACAA